CCCTTTATAGTTTGAGTGGTTGCCTTATTCTGTAGAAAGGCATTAAACTGCACCGTACAATCTCCATCCTTTAAAACTCTGAGACAGATATCTGTATCTTCATTATATCTGCCTCTCCATCTATGTTTACAGTCATTTCGAATAAGAAGGCAAGAATAGATTCTAGTATTTCTTACAAATGCTGGTCTTATTGGATCATTTTGGGGCACAAAGAATCTATAATTTGGACCAGATATCATCACATTTTCATATCTATCTACAAAATCCTCCATTATCTTAAAACAAATTCCACTTTCGATTCTATATTTCTTGTTTCTGTTCAATCTCAAAAATTCATCTATGTTGTCATCCATGACCCAATGACTAGTTGCTCCAATATCAATAGAATGATCCCAACACAAATTCCTAGCTCTTCCTGGACCATCTCCGTGATTACTAAAAGGAGCAATAATAAGAGTGACATAATCTCGTAGATTAAAATGGTCTAGGGCATTTTCGTACTTTTCTTCTTCTTGAGGTTCTATTGTAATGTAATGCGGCACTTTCATTTCCGAAAGGCAGCGAGATGTCAACATACTATCATATCTACCCTTTGAAATGATGTATACTGGATATTTTGGATTAGTCATGACTATCTTCTTCAATCCATTTCCAAAGACTATTGTCCGACCTTTTTTTATAAGGATACGAAATTGATTTTGTTTTGTATGAAATTTTTTGAGAAACCAAAGAGCAAAATTCTTTAAAATCTTCTTCTGTTTGAAAATTAACTAACAAGGATTTGTATGGTCTGTTATCATCTATAACAAATTCTGGCATGTCTTTCCAATGACCTTTCCAAGAATCATCTTCTTCTTCTTTAAGATCGTCACCAAACAAAACTGAGAGATCATTTTTTTCTGGCTCAATAAGTTCTGTTTTACCAACAAAATTGTCGTATTCTTGTTTTTCTTTTGCTTTAATTTTTCTCGCCATTTAAAAATCCAAAGAATAATTTAAAAGAAGTTTTTTATTTCATCAAGAATTTTTTTCTGATCTTCGTATGATTCGTTCTTCATTATTTGAATGTTTCCCATCAACGTCAAAGAACTCATTATGTTTTCTATTTTCGTCTTTCTTGAGTTTTTAAACTTTTCATCTTGATTGTCATTGCGATCAATATGTCTTTGTTCTTTTATTTCATCAGAAGCTTTCAGAATCAAAACTTTAAATGTATCTGGAAATAGTTCCTGAAGATACTCCAGAAGTTTTCCGTTGAACAATCTATCACCTTCAAATATTACGTTTATATCTACAGCTTCATAATTAAGGTCATAAAAGAAATTCATAGCATCAGGTTGAACTGCCATTGAAAGCCTATCAGTACCCTGGAATACGTTATCTCCAGACTCATACTTGCCTAAAATATATAGATTTAGTTTTTTTGAGTACATTGCATCCAATAGTTTTCTTGGTTTGCAAACAATCCAATCATCAACTTCATCTATCAATTTAAACATCAAAGTTGTTTTCCCGGAAGCGGGCTCTCCGCCGATAGCAATCACGTTTACCATAATGCCTCCAATCCAATTTTCACTTTAGGCGCATCGTCAAAAACCCAATCCATCCTCTCTATTTTACCGGTTTGGATGTAAATTGAAAACTTTTCTTTATCTATCAAATTTTTACTTGACATTCTTTTATCTAGACATTCGTTTCTAGATTGCCAAAGAACTTCCCATTCAATACCAAACCACCCATCGTTTTCAGCCTGTAGTATTTCTTCAGATTGTCTATCAAGATAATATCCAAGATAACGACCGTGCCTTTCTCTAAAAATTTTTTTAAACGAACACAAACACGTTTCCATAGTGAAGAAGTCGGCTTGAGAAGATAGGCGAGGAAACCTTGATCTCAATTCTTTGAGTATCGATATTGATTCAGATTCAAGACGTTGATATTCTTCTTTATTCAACTTCTGATCGTATTTCTCATCTTCTCCTAATGCCAGAAGCAATCCGTTTCTATGGCTTCTTGATCCACTATAATCATTCAACATCAACGAAGTTGGTTCGATTTTAACACCAGCCGTATGCTTGAGATGTTGAAGATAAAACCAAGTGCTATATCTGCCAAACTTATGTAGATTTCCTTTTACAGCTTCCCAAAGCGAATCGAAAGAATCCTCGTCCCGATTTCTATAATAACTTTCAATCGCTTGCCGTTGAGTCCTATTTCCTATAAATTTTTGATAACTTGCGAACATTTCAGGAAGGTGACCTTTATTCCATTTCGTGTCAGTTTGATATCTCAGACGTTTGTAATTCTCACTATTCCATTTCTCTATACGATCAACTGTGGCTAATTCATAATCCGGGAATTCATTGAGTAGAACCCAAGCTGTTGGTAGATGGTAAGTGTTACCATACAACCAAGCAAACCAAAGCTTCTGTTCATCATTGTGCTCATATCTTTGGTGAAGGTAGTTTGTCATCCAAACGGCAGGGTCGCAATCCTTCTTCTCCAGAGACCAAACGTACCAACGCAGGAACAGTTCTCGCCTTTCTTGCACACCTATCATACAAGAATGGACTCAAGTCCCGTCTCGGCAAAGAGAGCGGACCGAAGCCAAGCTTCACCCACTGCCGATATCGCTTCTTCAGCCCTTGTGCGCTTGAGTACGCCAAACCCATGAGAGTCAATATCTTCCTTCCTGAGCCTCTCGCACACTCTCGCGGACGGAGGGATAGCTGATGTGGGGTTGGCTATGGCTTCCTTTTGAAACTCAAACTGCTGCGCTCTCGTTGGCAAGAGAGGTTGGTCAGAACGGAGGGAACCGGTTCGGTCGACGGCCCAATATATTAACCCGTTGCGGCAGTGCCAAGTGATTGAAGAAGGTGTACATGACATCTTTAACCTTTCAGCTTTCATATCAACGTGAGCATAATTCATAAACTCGTCCCATATAACAGTAGCATAACCATTACCTTCCTTTCCTTCCATCGTAACAATTTCATAGAGGTTGCAATATCTATCCTTATTGAATGTTGCGAATATCATAGCAACAATTTCGCCATCAACAACCAAAGACATTGGAGGGAATCGTTTATAATTTTCTATCTGTTTCCAAAAAGCATGACTTGATCTCAAGAATACTGCATTTCTTCCTTCGGGAGAATTCTTAATTATATCTTTAACCATCTCAAGGGTGGCATATGTAATGTCATACTTGGTAATCAATTTCGCCATAGATCTCAATCCTCTCTTTCATTATACTGTAATTGTCTTGAATAGTGTTATAACAATTCATAGCAATTTTGGAAGGTTGTTCTTCGATTCCAGAACGAATAACAACATCAGAAGTTGAAGTGATTAGAATCCCCTTTTTTAGATTCGTAATATACATTGGTCTTTTACCATTTCTGTAGAATCTCATTTTACCATCAGCGTACAATTCTATTGCCGCGATAGAAGATTCAGACCATTGTTCAAGAGGGGATTTACCTTCCATCACAGTATGTATCAAAAGTTCAGTGTCGTTTTTAGTTTGACAATCATACCCATAAAGCCTTTTCCAGTTCTCAGGAAGCTCTTGGGTTATCACTCCATTATGGACAACTGAAACAAATTCATTTGATATTGGTTGATTGTACATAAGATCGCTAGTCGAATAACGACAATGTGCGATCATCGACAACTTACCTTTATTATCAATATATTGATCGAAGTCGACTAGATGTTTATCAATGAACACTTCTGCTGGAATAGGTTCTTTTATAGTTTTCAGGTTCCCGTCTGACGCCCAGGATATTCCGGTGGCATGAAGTCCTCGAATTCTAGATTCTCTCAATACCCTACAAAACGTTTCAAATTCAATTTCGCTAGGTTTATTTAATACAATTCCAATTATTGCGCACATGAGTTAACCAAACAATGAGCTGAGTGATGATTCAACAGAAACAATTTCTGGATGATATTTAATCAATTCTTTCCTTCCAATCTTATCTTCGCAGAACTCATACCATTCATTAGAAGTCCACATACCGGCACTGATACCATTCCACCTTTTTCTCCATTCAGGATGATCCTGATTCAATCTTCGAAAGTCGACAAACTCACGCCTAGCGTTTTCGTATTCCCAAGAACCAAGATTGAGCATATTCTCTCGAAGGTAGCACACCAAAGAGATGCGCTCCGAACCGCTCTCTGCAACGATGGGAGTGTTGCCATGTATGACCTCATGGTTGTTCACCAACAGCAAATCTCCTGGTCTGACGTTGACTGCGATGCGCACTTCGGGCAACACAAGGTAACCACCAGTATAATTGCCGTCGTTCGATAGCACCAGAAGGTTGGACAAGCCGTTTGTGAAATCTCCGGCATCCCTGTGGGCGGCGGTTCTGAAGTTACTATTAACAGTTATGGTCGAGAACGGAGTCCCCGGCACTAGGAACCTTGAATCAATCTTTTCAGCAGCTGCCTGTTGATTCGAATATCTCCACGGCAGCAGATCGCGAAAGCCACGAGAAAGAGATTGAAGAAATGGATAGGCAAGAGCAAACTTCTCCGGGTAATTTTGAGTATATGCCGTTGCCCGACCATACGGGATTCTAGGATACCGATCAAACCAACCTGCTATACCAGAATTGACGGAATTAGCGTATGATGTATTAGAAACAAGATTATCAAACACCCAATTCGCTTCTGAATTGATAACATTAACATCGCTCTGTTGGACGATATTAGACAACCATTCCTCAAATTTAAAATTTTGCTCTTTGGTCTCGGAGGTCAACCAAACGTATCCCCTATTCGTTTCTTCGTTAAAGTATTTGTTTCTCAGAAATTGAATAGATTCTTTGATATCATAAGTTTGTAGAGATACTAAATTCATCAATTCTTGAATAACGCGATATTGAAATTCGGTTAACCATTCTCGGTTGCCCGACTTTTCGCCCTTTGGTCCAGCTGCTAATCCTCTGTTTTGAGAAATTACCGCAGCTTCTCGCAAACCTTTGTACGCTTGTTCTTGTTCTTGTTTATTGAAATAATTCTTTCTGAACTTGAAAGCAATTCTCTGTTCATCGGTCCCCTTTGCGCATACTGAACAATCTCCACTGCCATTGATATTACAATCTGCCCGAGTAGACAAATCGCAAGTTGTGGGCAAATAACAATCTGTGTCTTCATTGATCAATATATCATAATGAGATTCATCCAAGAAACGGCCCAACAATTCTTCACTATCAATAATTGTTTTAGCCACTATCACGTTTACCATATTTCAATCCTCCGGTTGTAGTTATAATTATATATCACAAAATCGCAAAAATAAAAAAAAGCCCCATAATGGGGCTGTAAGAAAGCGGAAATTCCTCAACAGAGCATTTCCCAACCGTTTGGCATACAGAGAAAGTCGTGACCGTTGATACAGACCAAATCTCCAACGGAGATGGAACGGTGATCGCCATACAACGATTCGCGCTCTTCCTCCCGGCTTGGGTTGTTGGTCACATCAAACATGAATTCCGCTACCTGAACATCTTCCCGATGAGTGAAGCAAATTTCAAAGTCCAACTCATCATAGTGACCTTTGATGATGTGCCGAATTGCGCTGACGATTCGGTCGGCATCGCTGGCAAATTTGCCGCAATGGAACCCACCGCGATATTCCGGCTTGAGCAGCTTGACGGTGATGTAGCTCATCTACTGACCCTCAGTGTTTATTGAATGTCAACCTGAACGTTGAACCCTTCCCATATTCCGGCGATACCGGAAACGGCACTCCCAATGTTGGGGGATGACCGTTGGAATTCCAACGCATCCAATGCTTTCTGGATAGCAGCATTGGTTTTGTATTCGCTACCAACTCCCGCACGAATCTGACGCACGGTGGAGTGAAAGCAGACACCATTGATGCGGACGGAAACGCGAGTGACTGCTTTGAGGCGCTTGATGTTCATTTCACATACCCACAGTTTGGTTGATCAGTGAGAGAGAGCATACAACAAACCGGACCAAAAGTAAAGTGGTTAGATGAACTTTTTTTCGTTATTTTTC